TCTTTAAGTTCGTGAATCTCCCAGGATAAGTCTTTCCATTCTAATTTAAGTCCAGTAATGTAGTCGAATATATCTTGACCAAACTCACGAATTAAGCCGTCAACGTATTCAAATTTACTTGATTTATAAGAGTTACAATAACGGCACTCGCACCAAACTTGCATCAAATGAAATCTTAAAAAAGAATGTGAACCAACGGCAAAGAAGTGACCTGCATCAAATTTATCTTTATACTTATTGCACGCTATACACCTGCAACCCTCATCAATTAGCCTAACCATGTAGTTAATTTTCGTTTGTAATGCCTTTTCGTAATCGCCTTTGGTCATTAACCCACTTTTCAACTTATCACGCTCTAATCGCTTATTTTGGTTTCGTTGCTTAGTGACTGAAATTCGTGCAAATTCAATAGTACAATTTACGCATCTCGGTTGAATCGGTTTAATTGGCTCAAATTCGGTTTTGCAAGTCTTACACTTTTTTGGTTTCATACTCTTTTAAAATCTTGTATTGCTTTACTATAACCTTTGCCCCGTATCGAGTAGTCACCTTTTTATCACGCTTTGAAATTTCGTACTTGCCCGATTGTATCAACTCGGAAACTCTTGTGCCTAATTTGGTGCATCCTAACATTTCGAACGCATCCCAAGTGCTTACATACCTTTTCTTTAATAGCTTAATAATAGCTTGTTTTTGTGTGTTTCTCATGTGTTAAAATAATGATGTTTGTAAATCTTGAGCCGCAAATCTTGTTTTAGCTTCCTTTAAATTTAAAATAGCTTGTTTATAGTAAGAATCTTTTAATTCAATTCCGATTGCTTTACGGCCTAATGAAACAGGGCTAAAAACTTCACTACCTACACCCATGAATGGAGTTAGTATAATTTCATCAGGATTAGAATATAATTCAACTAACCTATCAATAACATCTAATTGTAGCGGGTGAACGTGCTTTTCATCATCTTCTTCTCGGCTGTCATGAAAAGGTAATACATTATCGTTTCGAATGTCATCCCACACGCTTGAAGCGTATCTTTGCCAAATTATTTGACTTAATTTATTTGTCAAATGATTATCATCAAGGTTATTATCGTCTTTATGTTTTGAGACGATATGTTCCCATTTACCGTATTTTTTCTCCATCGCTGGCAATAATGGAGTTTCTCCGTAATATCTTTTAAATCCTTTTGGGTTTGTTACTTTGGTTTTATTTTCGCCAATCTTTTTAAAGATTAAAACATAATCAGGAATAGCGGTAAAACACATAGTTGAATCTTCTGCAATATTCTTGTGCATCAAACTTCTAACCATTGTACGCATCCTAACTTCTAAAGGCTCTTTCCAAATGGTAATTCGATTATGAAAACTAAATCCGTATTTTTTATGGAGTTCAATAATATCATGAGGGAAATCATACAAAATGTGCTTAGTTGTATCGGTCAAAATATCTTGACAATGAACCGCATTTATTCTCCCCGATTTAGTTACTCTTGCCATTTCTTTAACCAAATACTCATATTGTTTTAAGAAATCCTCTTTTGTATTGCAATTACTAAAATCCCTTTCTGAACTTGAATAATTGTAAAGTCCTGCAAATGGTGGTGAGTAAATTGATAAGTCAACGCTATCATCAGGAATGGTGTTCAATACGTCTATACAATCTCCGTTGTAAATGGCGTAATTGTCTGTAATTGTTTCGTCTTTGATTAGATTTTTCATGTTATAAAAAGTTTGGTTTTGTAATTGGTTTTGTAAATTCTTTTGTTGATAAGTCAACGGCTGTATTAATGTTTTTTTGAATCAATTGGTTAAACTCAATAGCTTTATTTGTCTTGTATAGCAAAGTGTCAATAACTCTTTTCTGACCATCGGATAAAACTAATTCTATATTGACTTCGCTTTTTTGACCAAATCTCCAAAACCTTCTAACAGCTTGGTAATATTGTTCATAACTCCATGTAGGAAAGTAAACTGAATGATTGCAATGCTGCCAATTTAATCCGAATGAACTAATTTTTGGCTTAGTTATTAATCGCTTAATTTGACCATTTGCAAAAGCTAATAATATTTCTTCTTTCTTTTCAAGTGTCATGCCCCCTTTTAGCTGTATCGCTTCGCTATCCATTTCATCAAGTAAATCACCTTCATCATTAAAATTGCACCAATAAACTGAAGTCTTATCTTTTGCTAATTCAAAAGCCTTTTCACATCTTTCTTTTATTGTTTGCTTTTGTTCCTCTCTAACTTCGCTCATTGTTTTTGCAAGTCCGTTATAAAGTTTCATTTGCCCCTCAATAACCCAATTTGAATTATTTTTAACGTAGTGTATATTTTCATTTAATTTAGGTAAAAAGTATCTTGTATCGTCAAATCCTAAATCAGACGGCTTTTTAATTGATAAACTCCATTGATTAAGCCAACTAAAAAAATCATTCTTTGCATGAGGTTTTAAATACCATTTCGTGCCAATGTCTTGAGGTCTTATGTTATTCTCATTGTTTGCAAAAAACCTTGTAATCATATCCATATAAGGCAAATAACCCAACGCTTCACTACTTGTTCCAAATTCAATATAATCATTTGGTGCGGGGGTTGCTGTGCTTAAAAATCTGTATGGTATTTTCTTTACAAATTCTGTTACATTCCATTTTATTTTCCCATCAAAGTTTTTTAAGATTGAACTTTCATCCAAAATAACACCTACAAAATCAGAACTATCAAAATAATGTAAACGCTCATAATTGCAGATAACTATTTTTTTAGTGTGTTTGCCGTCTTTGCAATATTCAATATCATCAACTCCTATTTTATCAGCTTCTATAATAAATTGAAATGCAACTGCTAAAGGTGTAAGTATTAAAACCTTTTTATTAGTATGTTGAATGATGTTTTTAGCTATTGAAAGTTGAATTAATGTTTTGCCTAAACCAGTGTCGACAAAGTTTGCAATACGTCCCTTTTTAATAGACTTTTCAATGATGTGTTTTTGAAAGTCAAAAGCAATGTCGGGAATAAAATTAGGTTCAAAACCAAATTCGCCTATTGTATGGCGTTTGGAGTCTAAAAACTCCTCATAAGTTTGTATCATATTTTAAATTGTTTGGTTTTCAATATTAAGTTTAAACTTTGTAATTTGCAATTACTTCATTCATTTTTTCAAGAACTTGAGTTGACATTTCTTCTAAGTGGGTTAATCCATCTGCATCTTGCAAGTATTGATTAGCTTGTTTATCCCTTGAATAGATTTCATTGAGTTTCGAATTAAGTAGATTTGAATTAGCGAATATATTAAAGATAGCCTTCGATACATCTTCGTTAAATTCATCTCTTATAAGTGGTTTTAATTCGCTTGCAATAGACTTGTATTGAAGGATTGAAAGACTTAGAATCTGAATATCTCTAATTGCAGCGGATGCAATTAACATCTTTTTCTTTTTAGTTAATTTCATTTTAAAAGGTGTTTAACTTGGTTGAAACATTCAGTCATTTGCTTATCTTTTGAATCAAGTAAATCGTTTACTTTGTTTCGACTGGAGATTAGGGTGCTGTGGTCCATGTGACCTATTTCAGTAGCAATAAATTTCAATGAGCCGTACTTATTCATGATGCAGATATACCTTGCAATGTGCTTCCAAATGGTGTATTCTGCTTTCCTGTCCTTGCCTAATAGATTGCCTACTGAAATGCCTGAGATTGCACTTACTGCCATGAACACAAATTGAATCTTCTCTTTGTTCGTTTCAGGATTTTTGTCGACTATAAATTGACTCATCTCTTTAGCTAAGTCAAAATTGTGTTTATAAGCTAAATGATTTAAAAATGTGTTTAAATTTACATTGCTTTGTACCATGTTATTGTTTGGTTAATTTTGTTTTGTTGGATATGTGCTATTTTATGGCTGTAATAAGTAAGTTATAAGCCATTTTAGGGCAACCGTTACCAATCAGACGAACTTGACGATGAACTATCATAAGAACTTCCTGAATCATAGCTTGACGAATCGCTACTACTTAACCAACTACTGCCACTATCATAAGAACTGCTATCGTTATGGCTCGAATGGTGGCTACTACTATCATAGTTTGAATGACTTGAACCACTATCGTAATTAGATGAGTTATCATTGTGGTTTGAATGACTACTACTATTGTCGTCATTGTTGTTGCCAATCCAAAATGGACTTAATGGATTTAACGGACTTAAAAGGTTTGTAGGGCTTAATAAGTCGTTATCATTGTTACTTTGCGAATTATTTCTTGAATAACCGCCACCACTTACACCACTTGAGTAAGTTCTTTTTTGTTCTTTTTTCGACTCTTGTTTTTTGCCGAATAATCTTTTTAACCAGTTCATTGTTTTTTAATTAAATTGTTAAGCCAAACACGAATAAAAACGGCTTATAACAGTGGTTTGGCAAAATACCGCCACAAGCCTTTGTACTATAATTGAAAATTCTGCAAGGCGGTACTTCGCCAAGCCAGCAAACGTTATAGCCAATGCTAAGAAACGACATCACCAAGTATTTGAGTTTCGTGAAAACCACCATTAGGTAATTGAACACCATACCAACCATTTGTTATGTAGTTTTTAATTTCCACCAAACAACAATAAGACTTGCCAATCACCTCTACTATATCATTCGGTTTATATTCAGACCCATTAAAATCTCTTTTAACCGAAATCGGCTTCTCGTTTATAATAGGTAAAAATCTCACTTGTTGGTTCCCGCATTGAGTACAAGTGTCTGTACCGTTGTCGACATAAGGTAATTTACATTTACATTGATTTCTCATTTTGATAATTGATTTGTGATGCACTGGCTATAACAACTTTACTTCAACATTTCCGCATAGAATTGCGGCAGTTCGTTTTTGTTCTCAATCTTAATCTTGTGGTTTTTTGCGTATCGAACTAACTCGTATAATTCGCTAAACTTTTGTTTTGTTTGGTCAGGTGCAATTAACTCGCACCTTGAACCAATGATTTTTATTTTGTACATTTAGAATGGTGCGGTTTTAGGTGTGTAAATAATTTCAATCCTATCAACTATACATTCTTGGTATGCTTTGTTTTCGTAAGTAGTGGCGTTTGGTTTGCCTTGAATTACTACTCGAGTACCCTTAATTAAGTAGTCGGTTATTTTAGTTGACTTTTCTTTTTTGAAAAACTTACTGCATTTTATCCATGCTGTTTTTTCTACTTTATTACCGCTTGAATCTTTGTAACTTTCGTCAATTGCAACTGAAAAGGAAAGTACTTTGTTGTTTTGTGTTTCTCTTACTTCGGAATTTTGGCCTAATGTACCTGAGAAAATCCATGAATTTACGCTCATATTTTATTGAAATTTAGTTTTTAAAAATTGTCTTGCTTCTTTGATTCGTAAGTAACATAAGTCTGTTTTTGATTTATCTCTGTCAACTTTATAAACAAATACTCTATCTTTTTCGGGTATCTCTATAAATTGACTTTCGATTTCAGGATTGCGAGTAAATACACACTGAGTTTCTACAATATCTTTAAATGATTTTGCAGTAAAAACCATATTAGTAATGATTTGATAAGCCCTTTCTGCATCTTCTATATTCCCGTTTTCGTCTGTAATTCTTTTTAATTCATTTTCAACTAAGTAACTCGGTGCATCTGTTAGGCAATATATTAACCAAAATTTAGGCTTGTCGTAAAGTTCCATGTATCCACGCCCCTGCCACTCATAATCTGTATTTAGTTTTACTTGTGCTTCGTTAAACGTAAAAATATCCCATGAGTTTTTAAAGTCTGCTACTATATCAGCATCTATTGAGTCACATTCACCAGTAATATACTCATTAAATACTCTTACGTTGTTTTTTACGAACTTAGTACCTAATACTCGGTTAGCTAATTTTATTGCTTCTGATTCGTTGTGAATGCCTTTCTCAAGGTATTTAGATTTGATTTCCTTAGTTCGCCCCGTTGTCATTTCAATATAGGTCCATATTGCACGTTTTCGCCCCGTGTCGCCTAAACCTTTAACCCCCATTAAATCGCCTAAAGCATGACATCTAAAAGGTAGTGCATCTATTTGGTCGTGTCTGTTAATCATGGTTTTTTATTCATTACTCTAATTACATCCATGATTGAACCAAAATTTTTTTCCTGAACTACTTTTATGATTACGGATTTACCAATCCAATCCTCAATAAACTTTGAACCCAAAACTAAACCCGTCATTGTTAGATTTTTTGAGTTTAAAATCATTGGTTTTTTTGCGCCCTTAAAGTGGCCAATTGGTTTTAGCTGCTTAACTCCGCCCTCACCAATTACTTCTACATCTCTTTCGATGCGTTCAAATGTGACTATGTATTCTTTGTTAGGCTCTAAGTCATGCGCCCCTAAGTACTTAGGATTAAGTAACTTTTTAAAGTGTGTTTTTTGTTCGCTCATATCGTTTTTGTTTGGTTTTCAATAATAGTTTTTCACATTCGAATAAAAAAATAAATCTTCAATTATCTTTGTTGCTCAATTGTTTGTCATAGGAAATAATTGTTTGGTCAAAGTAGCCGCCTTATGGGTGGCTATTTTGTTTTTATTGCTCTATTGTAGCGTAAACTATGTGACCTTCTTTTGGCTCAGGCAAAGAATCAAATGTTTTTGTTTCAATGTTTCTGTGATGCTTTTTAAAGTCATCATTTGCCATCAATACGGCTCTTTTAAGTTCATAGTTTAAAAGTTGATTAGCTTGTGCGCAAACCTTTGTAATTGCTATTGCGTCATTTGCGGTTATTTCATTGCTTTCTAATTTCTCAATTGTTTTGCAAAGCATAGCAAAAAGTGATTTAGTGTTAACTGGTGTCATATTAATAATTGTTTAGTTGTCTTTGTTTTTTATGTGTGATTAATTCAGCGTATTCAAGTAAAACTTTGCATTTATCGGCTTCGCTCATATCTTCTTTTGGGATGTACCCAAATGTAAATCCATCTTTATCCATTCCGTAATACTTTTTTAATGAAGGAAGTTTAATTTGTATTCTTGTATGAGGTATTAGTTTAGATATATCGTAAGATAGCCATTGTGTAAAATCCATAATCAAATAAATAGCATTATTAAAACCATAGCCTTTAAGTACAACTATTGGGTAATCTTCTTGATAATCATTTATTTTACCACTTCTTAAACACGAACTATCATATTTGCTTTTAGGTATAAATTCAAAAAAACCGCGTCTATTTGATTCTATAATAATATCTATGTATGGGTTTTCTGAATTATTAAAATACCCAAAATTAGCATTAGTAAAATAGTATATTTTGAAATCATTTATACCCAATCCTTTAAAAATATCAATGTCGTAAAAATCCCATCTATAATTTTCTTGTTCGTCACCATTTATGTATTTTTTGAATGAATCATCTAAATTAACAACCTCTGTTTTACGTTCTTTTTTTTCGTAAACTTCTCCCTCATGAGTTATTTTTTTATACTCCCACCAATATAACTCAATTTCGCCAGTCATTCTTATATCATGCTTACCTTCTTTTATCAATGTTATTCTTCTCATAACTATTTTATTAAAGGATTATAAGTATCAATTTTTAAATCAGGGTATTTCGGATTTAGTTCCATTTTGCCCGCATTTTTGCCAAGTTCGAAAAGGTTTATTAATATCGGTTCAATTTCTTGAGCATTCAAATTTCTTAGGTAGATTTCCCAAGATAAGTCTTTTATGTGTTTTGTGTAGTCCATATCAGTTAATTGAAAAGTGACTTAATGAATTGATTTTATTTGTCAGTACCCTGATTAATCTTTCGGCCTGATATTTTTTGGCAAAATTCCTATCTTCAATTGCCATGTTTCGCAGTCTTAGAATACGGTCTAATCGTTTGGTCAAGTTGTTCATTGGTTTTGGTTTTAGTGGTTTGAGAATGTTTTTAAAGTCGGTTCGAAATATTCCTTAATTGATGCCTGATGTTCCTTATCTTCCTTCAATTGTTCCTTAAATTCGTCTGCTAAGTCCTGCATCCCGATTTCCTCAGCTAATCCGATAAGTTTTGCAGGGTCTGCTCCCATTCCCCAATCTTCGCGGAGTTTAAATTCAGCGAATTGAATAATTTTTTCTAGTTTTGTCATAATTTTATTTGGTTTTAATGGGGGATTGCTCCCCCGATTTGATTAGATGTCAAATTTTACTCCATTAGCTGAACAAATGCAATGCCATTGCTCAATAGATGTTTCATTAAATGGTGTCATTTCTGCAAAGTGTTGGATAGTATTTGCTACCATGTTTGCACTTACCTTTTTGTAGTTAGATAATTCAATTTTTACTAATTCTACAAATAATGATGTTAAGTTTTTCATATCTTTTTCGTTGTTTGGTAGAACAAAGATAATAACGATTTCCACATTATTACTATTCGTTTCGTTTATTTTATTTGAATAGTCGTAATGTGCTGAAAATTAACAGAATAAAATTAATATAAAAGTAAAATTGTAGTAATTGAACCCAATAAAAAAGCTGTAATTGTGAAAAGTTTTGCCCTATTTTGGGCTTTTTGTAGGTCGGATTCTGCTTTGATTAGTTTAGAATTGCAGTCCTCTACTTGTTTTGTCCTTAATTCGACTTGCCAATTAAGTAATTCAATTCGACTTTTCTTAGTCCACATCAAGGAATCTTGTTGCCTATTAATCTCAATCATCTTATCCAATTCATTAAATGCTAAGTTACTAATCTTGACTTGCTGAATCGTTACTGAGCAGGAAAGAGTATCTTTGGCAGTTTGACCGAAACAAATCGAACTGAAAAGAATCGGGAATATTATTAATAGAATCTTTGCGACTTTCATAGATTACTTTAGTTTGATTAATTGTTTTGTAGTAGCTGTTTTCAATTCTAATTATAGAATCAATTCTCGGCTGTATTGTATCGTGAATTATAGTAGGCTTATAATTGCGAAAAGTGCCAACCGATATTATACCGATTAGCACTCCTGCAATAACTCCACCAATGAAGTATTTAATCATAGTTTTTTAAGTTCTTCTTTTACTTGTTCCCAATATCTATGTTCAGATTCTAAGTTCTGTATTTCAATCCAATCAAAATCAATAGCCTTTTCAATTTCTTCAACTGCTATCAATGCGCATTTTTTAGCGTTTCTGTGTTTCATTTCACCACTTAAAAATGAAATAATTTCATTAAAGTATTTATCAATCAATTCATTTGCTTTTTCTTTTGGTGTCATTTCTTTTTTGATTTGTTTGGTTTAATTTCTTTCCACTTGTCGCGGTACTTTTCTTCAAGAACTTTGCAAAATAGTTTTCTCTTTTCCTCGTGGTCTTGATGAGATTTAATTCGTTCAGGTGTTGGCTGATAGTCTTTAATGCTCTGCATTATACTTCCAATATTCTACATTAAGAATAACATAAGCTAATAAGATAATGGCTGCTATCATTCGATTGTAATATTAATCTTTTCAACTCTTTCAACTCGCTTAATTACGTTCATAAGTTTTTCGAATGTAACTCTTGAATTTCCTATGAACTCAGTCCCTTTAGTTGCACCTACTAAAATACAGCCCTCTGAATGGTCTGCTGTGTTTCCTGCATGAATTCTAATGCCTGCGAATTGTGGCACATTAATTAATTCAGGAAGGTACTTTTTAAAGCGATTAGAAAAAGATAATACGACTTTATATTTCCCTCGTGGTATTGCTGTCTTAGCGTACTCTTTAACACCGCCTGACTCTAATTTTCTGTCCTTATCTTCTAATGTATAGCAGAAGAAAATGCCATTAACATACAGACTTCCGATTGTTGATTTCTCTGTGAAAGTTTCACGAATTAATTTTAGTTCCATATTAAATCCAATCTAAAAATAATAATACAACTATACCCAACATGATTGCAACTAATAAGAATATCGTAAACCAATCTTCAAAGTTTAGTTTCTTTTGAGTCATTGGCTCGTTTAGTTTTTTGATGAAATCTTTATTCTCCTTCATGCTTGACGTTAATTGAAGTCATGTAACCACCTAATGCAATGATAGCACTAAGCATTAATTTGGAAATATTACCTGAATTAAATTCGAAATTATCCCAATCAATACTTTGCCATGCGGTCGCAATTGCCACTAATGCACCAAACAAAGTGCTTAGTTCTGACTTGTACTTGTTAATTATATCTTTCATTTTTCAACCTTTTCTAAATGCTTTAAAATCGCTGTCATAGTTTGGTTTAATTGACCTTCAACATTCTTTGAACTATGGAAATTGTGAGCCAACGCATTGACCTTTTCAGTCAATGTTTCTATTGATTTCTTTTGCTCATTCATCTGAGCAGATACCAAGTCAATCTTAGTTCCTTGTATATCCTCTAATTTTTGAACCTTTGGAATCAAGTTATCATGTAAAGTTTCCTGCTTAACCTCCAGCTTGTTTATCTTCGTTGTTAAGGTCGCATAGATGATTCCTATAAGCCCGCAAATCACGCCAAATAATACTAAGTTCAATTCCATTTAATTAGTTACTTTAGGTTGATAATCGATTAAAGGAAGTGCTTGTAATTGCTCACGAATTGAAAGAAAATGACCATTAGTAACTACCTTGTCGTTAACCACCCAATTCCCCTTTGCATCTTCAATGAATCTTAGTTCGTAACCTTCTTCATAAAACCCTTCTAAGGCTTCTTTTTGAGCTAATGTTGCTTTTAAAACTTTCATAATTATACCCCTAATGCTGTGAATAAATTATTAAAAATAACTCTTAATCCTTGCAGGTCCAAACTGCCCGAACCATGTCCACTACATAAGTGACTTTGTGTATCAAATGCCGTAATAGGTGAGCCGTTAATATTGATTGAAAGTTCATAACTTGAAACATTTGGCAAACCTACCGAAACACTTACCCCGCTGCTCTCGTTGCTGTTGATTATTGATTTAATGGCAGTTCCATTTCTTTGGCCTGCAAAAAAAACATTCCCTGAACTTGTTGTATTTGTATTAGTTACTGAACCGCCTCCGTTTATAGTTGCATTTAAATCAGGTGTTGCCGTTCTTGTTAAAGCTAACAGATTCACAAATGAAGCCTGACCACCTCCGATTGTTCTAACATTTCCAACAAATAAAGGATTTTTAACAACTGCAAAAATTGAAGCGCTTGTTTGAGTTAATTTAACTGCTTGCGTACTTGGTGTATAATTTAAATTTAAGTAGCTTGTACCGCTTGATTTATAACCATTAGCATCAAATGTTGGAGAGCTTACAGGAGTAACATAATGGTCCGATTTAATTAAATTCGTTCTTGCTGCAATTTCGAATCCGACTAATCCGCAATAAATGTTTAATCGGTCTAACTCAGTTAGAATGTTTCCGTTTGCTTTTGCAGGGATAAAAAAATTAGTGTCAAAAATATCAAGTAATGCCTGCGAAATCGTACCGCCATTAGCTTCTATTCGTGCCTTCCACGCTAATGCTTCGGCTGAATTTCCGCCTGCACTTTTGATAAAAGGCAATCCTATCCCGATTCCTATCATTATCCTCTTATATTAAATCCGTAACCAATAACCGAACCACTTGAAGGTGTTACGGCTGCGATTAAATCACCATTGAATGCAGGGATTAACATTCCTTGCTTCAAAGTTTTACCGCTCAATCCGTATTGAGTTAAAAGGTTTTGACCTCCTACGCTTGTTAAAGTAGTAAGTACGCAATCTGCATTTACTACTAAGCAATAAAAAGTGTTTCCAGTACTTGCGGCATCAATGAATCTGCATCCATTACCGCCTAAGATTTCTTGAATATCTGTCATGTCTGTAAGTATTATTTTTAATTATTATTTTAAGTAATTGGAACAACGCAAAGGTTGTAAGCATTTTCGATTTCTAAACTGATAGTACAAACCCACCCCGCAACCTCATCTTGATAGTGGTCTTTGATTGGAGTTGCCGTTAAACTTTCGTTAATCTCAAACATATCAAAGTAAGTTGAATCTTGTCTTATAATCGTAACCACATCGGATAAGATTTGCAAGGTGTCACTTAGTACATCTTGTTCATTCTCCAAGCCTTTTGACACCATATCAACGCAAGTCAATTGAAGATTTAAATCTATTGTCTTAGTTCCAAATTGAGCGGGTATAACATCACACCAAAGCAAAGGATACTTAAGTTCATTCTTTGCTTCGAGGTCTGCTACATCACAAAATATAAAACTACCTTTTAATTGTAGGTGACTTGATGCTATTGCTTGAAGTGCATTTAACGCTTGATTTAGTGTTGTTTTCATCTTGCTTTGATAAGTAGATTTTTAAAAGTTCTACGTTGTTTTTATTCTTACTACCTTTAATTCTTGTCATTGGTTTTAATTTAGTTTCGTCTAAATCCGTTGCCTTGATACTTGATGCTTGGAGGGATTAAATCCCAATCAATGTCAGGTCCTAAAAACATCCCATTAGTATAGTTGTTTGCGTTTGGATAAATGGTGGCTACATTAGCATTTTCTTGAGTCAAGTACTTAGGATAATCAGTCTGATAAGCCAGTAAAAATCTGCTTACTCTTTCTGCATACCATTCCGCCCTTGACTTTGTAAAGTCTAATAAATATCTAAGGTCGTTAAGTGGTGCTTGCTGACTGAAATCACTTGACTTTGTACCTATATTTTTGTTTTGAAACTTATAAGATAAAGGTAAAATACATTCATAAACACTATACTTTATCAAACATGGTGCAATATACTCATTAAGTAACGTAACATACTCACTTGATAGTGAATTTGCTGATACGTTATAGACTAAATCGTTGTATAATGCCGTTCCCAATAAAGGTAAAATGTAAATATTTTGTGCCTCCTTGATTGTAGGTATTAAAAGTTTAGGGTCTACATTTTCGCTGATAATTGTTTCAGCTTTTAAAGTCGCTTCGGATATGAAAAGTACTGTTGCCATATTGTTATTTTTTTCTTGTTAAAACCCCACTCCAGCTATGCCTGCAAAAGGGTACATGAATGTCAGTTCCTTTGATTGTTTTCCAACCTCCACGCCTTTTCCATACGTCACGATTCACACGCCTTGAAATAGTATCAATTTCTTTGCGAGTATAAAGCCTGTCAAGTTCTAACAAAGCAGCGCAAAACTCTCTATTCTTTGAGTCTTGCGGTCCTGTGTATCTATACTTGACTTGGAACTTACTTATCTCATCTGCTATTCTTTTAATAGCTGATTTTTTAGGAACTACTTGCAGGATATTCCACGTACCTTCGGTCAAAGTTAGAATCGCTTTATCTTTTAAACTTTTTAAAACTTCATCTAATTTTGAAGGTGTCAAATCGGTGTTTACTCCTAAATCCTTTTTAGAGATAAAAGGGTCTTTTTTTACCGCTTCTAAAACTTTATTTTCTTCGGGAGTATTAGCTACTACAAATTCATACAAAGTTTGTTCTAAGTCCTCTAAATGTTCTTCAAATGTATGTTTGCGAACATCATCGTCTAAGTCCTCAAATGCTTCTACTCTACGACTTTCGAATAAATCATAATTCTCGACACTATCCCCAAATTCAGCAAAGACTTTTATTTCATCTTTCCAATTATCTTCGAACTCCATTTTCATCTGAATTGGCAATCCTACATAACCTCTCAATTCTTCAGTTGATAAAGTATCAATTATCTTATCTTGAATTTTAGTCGGTAAAGATTCTAATTTCTTAACAGATTCTGTAACCTCAATAACTGGCAATCCTGCCATTTCTCTTAGTTCATCCTTAGTCGCAATTTCAAGCAAAGTAGCTTCTGTAAATTCAGGATTGAACGGTTCTAATTCTTCAACTCGATAAGCATTCGGAACACCATTAAAGTTCGCTAAGTAATTAAATACTTTTTCAAAATGTACTTGGTCAGGTCTTATTTCATTTTGCTGAAATAATCTGAAAGCATCAATCATTTCATTCCTGCCACCCAATTGACCCTCGACTCTTATCCCCATGAAGATAGGTGAGGTAACTCGATGTGCTACGAATATCTCTTGCTGAATTGTTTTATTAAGTATATCAAATTGTTTGTCTAATTCCGCAGGTTGAATCGGGATAACATTCGGAGATTTATCTTGACCATCTGAAAAATTTATAATCCACCTTCCTGCATTATCAGTACTGCCATGTCTGCGATTTATTCTTTTAACAAGTTCCTGCTGTTCTTCGGGTTCAGGTGTTCCGTTATTGAAGTTTAATATTCCACCGAAAAAGAAATTATTTTGAAGATTTGCTCTGTGAAAATTTGCCACCTCAACATCACTCTCAATGTAAGGAATTGCACCAATATAATCAGGCAATGGATAAGTAGATAAGTTCGGTCTGTATTCTCTATAATAAAGAATTTGCAAACCTTCTTTTTTCTCAGTATTAAACGCCTTGAATATTGCGTACTTAGGTCTATAATCTTCCCAATTTTCAGAATAATAAAACTCGGTGTTATCTACATTCGAACGAATTTTCGCAAAGTCCATGTGATACAATTCTGCTATCTTGCCGCTTGCCTTACTCCAATTTACTTGTAAAGCATAACCGCCATACAATCTTTTGTCTAATGCTACCTTTTCAAATATATCATTCAAGGTTTCAAATCTGTTAGGATTCAAAAGCATATCTTGAGCCTTAATAGCTTGAGCGGATTCTTTGCCGTCAACTATTTTTAAGCCACGTCCGAAAGTATATTTTTGTTTTGCTGTTAAGATAGCATTGTGCTTTGCAGACTTATTAAATAGGTCGCAAAGATATTGAGGATATGCGTTATCTTCTCCATATCTCACCCAATCTTTATTACGTTCCTTTTCGAAGATTGGAACTTTATAACTGCTGATTGGTTCGCTTGTATAGAATGTGTATTTATCCATTATAAATTATTGTTTCGATGTCAGGTGAGAAGCTTGTTATAGTTGCCTCATTAAATGCGTATAGTACTCGACCTTGTTCACATAATACGTCACTCGGTTGAGGTGTTATATCAGGTGATTCTTGTGCATAGATTGTATATTCATAGAAGCCAGTATTAGGCAGGTAGATAATACCTTGAGTTAAATCTTGCTGAGCAATACTATTAACTAATGTTATGTTAACTTGGCTGTATCTTTCCTTGTCAGAGTTTTGAACTTGTCCTAAAAAATACAAAGTGTCATTTGTAGCATGAGAAAAGAATTTAAACAAGTACGAATTAAGTCCATAACCACTACTTGGAGTATCTTCTTTAAGTGTCAATGCTACGATATTCAACCCTAATTCTAAGTTAATCATATTATGAAGTATTGAAAGTTCATAATGTTGCAAAGAAAAAGCCCCAATTAAGGGGCTTAATCACCAATAAATATATGAAAACACACAATCAATGCTTATGATGCTGTGGTAAATGCTGATGAACTTACCAATGCTTGAGCAGGTAATGCTTCCATACCTGTTAAAGTTAATTGAACTCCATTAAAGTCTCCCATTGCTGCACCTGAAGTATGACTTCCTGCGCTAACTTCCATTCCATTAACTTGACCTAACAACCAAAACGTTCCATCCTTCTTCTCAATGATAGTTAACAATCTTGCCTGAGCAATTACAAGCCACTTGGCTCTTTGTGCTTGACTCATTTTAGCAAAGTTTGCTACCAATGTTTGAGTGTAGAAGATAGTTCCGTTTGCAGGTGCTGATGTAATTTCCTCAGTAAATGAATCGGCTGCTTGTGGCATTAATTCATACTTGTAGAATTGCACTCCTGAAACTAAACTTATACCTCCTGAAACTGAACTTGTGATTGTAGCTGCTGAAACTAAACCATTCGCAAAGTAGATGTTCTTTAAGCCACCTACTGCGTCCTTACAATCTAATGTATATCCTGAAACTACTGCACACGGCATATTTT